TTTTAATTGAATTAAAAAACGAGGGGTTTGATATTCCAGATGAGCTAAGTTGCACTTTCTTAGATTTGCCAAATAGAAAAACAGCTATAAAATACCTTTTAGAAGTCTTTAATCAAAAAACAAATCCGATTAATAAAGAAAGTCTGGATGATTGGTTTGTATTGGAAGAGATTGAAGACATCGAGGTTGAAGTTGATTGGTTGAATGTAGAGGAGCTAGAAGAGGTTGAGGTTGAAGAATTAGAAGCACAAGAGGATGATTTTGAAGAACCAGAACCAAATCAAATCAAAACTGATATTGTAAAAGGGGATATTTTTGAGTTTAGAAAAGATGGCAAGACTTTACATAGGTTGTTGTGTGGGGATAGCACTTGTAGTGATACAGTTGCAAAGTTGATGAATGGTAATAAAGCGGATATTGTATTTACAGACCCACCTTACGGAATAAATGTTGTAAATAAAAATGGTAAAGTTGGTGGAGGCACAAAACAATATCCAACTGCTAAATTTTCTGAAATTATTGGAGACGATACAACTGAAACTGCAAAAGAGTTTTATGACACTTGCATAAGTTTGGGTATGAATAAATTTATTATTTGGGGTGGTAATTACTTTACTGATTTTTTAGAAACATCAAGGTGTTGGATTGTTTGGTTTAAAAATCACATAGTAGATAGAACCTTTGCAAATTGCGAACTTGCATGGACAAATATTGACCATAATTCAAAAACTTATCAAATAACTTGGGATGGTTATACAAAAGAGGGTGAAAGTGGAAGTAAGGTTCACCCAAGCCAAAAACCAATAAAACTATGTGCGGATGTATTATTAGATTTTACAAATGAATCAAATATTATTTATGATGGATTTTTAGGCTCAGGCTCAACAATGGTAGCAAGCCACCAACTAAACCGCAAATGCTATGGTATGGAATTAGACGAGAAATACTGCCAAGTAATAGTTGATAGGATGAAAAAGCTAGACCCAGAACTTGAAATTGTAAAAATATAGAATATGCAAAAACTAACCGCAAAACAAGACAAATTCGCACGATTAGTTGCAGAAGGTAAAACACAAGCGGATGCATACAGGGAAGCCTACAATGCTTTAAAAATGGCAGATAAAACAGTTTGGGAGAGAGCTAGCTTTGAAGCCTCAAAAGACAAGGTAAAGACAAGGATTGACGAATTAAAAAAAGATTTCACAAAAAAGCTTGATATTGTTTCAACAATTACGGTAGAAAGACAGATAAAATACACACAAAAAGTCATTCAAGAATGTTTGAAAACTGGTGATTTTAACAACTCATTAAAAGCAATGGATATGCAAAACAGGTTGATTGGACTTTATGCACCCACCAAAACCGACAACAAAACAACCGTAGAATTTACAGAAAAAGAAGCTAGAAACAGCCTAAAAGAAAAATTAAAAGCTTTAGATGAATAAAAATTTATTTTTAGATCACTTACTAAATGGCGAGATGACCATCAAAGATGAAACGACTAAAAATATTAGGGTTTTTCATCCGAACGAATCACAAAAGAAAATTGCAAAGATTATTTTAAACAATCTAATAAAAGGTAAAAAAACTAAATTAGTAATTATCAAAGGTCGTCAAGTTGGAGGTTCAAGTTTAATTCAAAGAATGCAGTTAGATTTTGCTTTAAACTTTGCAAACTTTAATTGTTATGTGCAAGCCCACGACCAACCATCAGCATCTAGAATGTTTTTAGAAAATATTAAAAATGTCTTTGAAAAGATGGATTTTGTAAAAGATTTGTATGAAACAAGTTTAGATAATGTCACACAGCTTTATTTGAAAAAATATAAAGGCAACCTTTGGAACAGCGAGGTTAGAGTTGGCACATCTGCCCGTTCAGGTCAAATTGACTTTTTACATATTTCTGAAGCTGGAAAGATTGGAGATTTACCTAAGAAGTGGGATGAATTAGTAAGGGGAACTTTAGAGGCTGGAGAGCAGTCTTTAATAACCGTAATTGAAACAACCGCAGAGGGTAAAAACCTTTTTTACGAATGGGTAGAGGGAATCAAATCAAACCCAGATTGGGAGATTTTATTTTTAAGCTGGATGGACAAAAAACTTTATGTAAAAACACCCCCAGAAACAGACGAATGGCTAGAAGATTATAAATTGGTGGCTCAAGACTATTCTTTAGAGCCAAAACCGATGGAAACATATGGATTAAGTAAAGAGCAGTTTTATTGGTATTTCTTAAAAGCCAAAAGTTTAAAAGAAGGCATAAAAAAAGAATATCCTTTAAGTATTGACGAGGCTTTTGCAACCTCTAGTAAGTCCTTCTTTGTTTTAAGAGTGTTAGAAAAAGCGATTAAAGAAGCTAGAAAAATTAAACCAGTTGAAATTGAAAAAGGTGATGATTGGAAACTTGAAATCTTTAAACAACCGAACCCTAACGAATATTATTTTGCAGGGGTGGATTTAGCCGGTGAAGGTAAAGACAATTATAGTTGTGATATACTGGACGAGAATGGTGAGCAAGTAGTCCATATGTCAGGACAGTTCAAGTCAGGGTTGTCTCCAAACTCAACTGTTAATTTTTATAATGAGTTATGGTCATTGTTAGAAGCTTATAACTTGCCCTTTTTGACAGTTGAAGTAAATTTTGGGGGGGAAACTTTTCAGAATGATTTGATTGTTGACGGTTATCCAACCACAAGATTATGGAGAGATACAACTATTTCTAATATTGGTAGTAATGTTGACAGGAAGTTTGGCTGGAGAACTACAGCCTCAAGCCGTCCAAATTTACTGCAAAATCTGAAAATGAATTTTGAAGATGGGAAAACAAAAGTGTATTCTTTAGATACCCTTAAACAATTTGGAAACTTTGTAATAATTGACGGAAAGTGGCAGGCTAGTGCTGGACAATTTGATGATGGGGTGATTAGTTATGCTTTAGCTTTGCAATCAAAAATCTTTGCTTATAATTTAAAAACTTGACAAAAATAATTAAATAAAAGTCAAAAGAGGTATAATAAAATATTTGAAAATATGGAATACGACCGACAAACAATAATTCAAGAACATATCTACCTTTATGAAGGTTTAGCGAGTGAAGTGTTTGGAATTAATAGAATGGGTTTTAGAAAAAATGATGAAGAAGCCAAAAGGCTTTATGTCCAAAGAAATGTTTTTAAACTTATTACTGACACTTTTGTAAATTTAAGTCTTTACGAGTTCCCAACCTTTGTTTTTGACGAGGATGTTAACCAAGAGTTTTTTGACGAATGGGTAAAAGATAATTTGTTTGAAGATAAATTACAAGATATGATGAAAACCGCAAGCATTTTAGGTGATTGTGTTTGTATTTTATACCAAGATGATTTTGAAAAATGGGGGGTAAAAATTATTCAAAATGAAATTTGGGAGCCAGAGTATGACCAATATGATTTGAATGAGGAAGCCAAAATTAATCATTTAAACTACGAATATGAAATTGATAAAAAAACTTATAATATTAGAAAAACTTATGATTATGATAAGGTAAATAATGAAACAACAATTAGCTATAAAGCTTTTGAGAATGGACAAGAAGTTGAAATGCCAGATAAGATAAAAGAGAAGCTAGGGTTAAAAGTATCAATCTTAGATAGGGTTAAATCAGTTATTACTCAAGACCAAACTATAATTAGCCAAACCTTACCAGGCAAGCTTTTTTTTAGGCTAAAAAATGAAAACAGTCTAAGGTCATATTTTGGTCAATCTGATTACACTCCCGACATCAAAGCCCTTGCCGAGAATATTAACGATTTGCTAGAATTGGCTATATTTGTCCAATACAAGACAGGGAACCCCATTGTAGCAATCCCACAATCCGTGTTAGATTCAATCAAACAAAAAGTAAATGATAAAGCAGAAAAAAGCGGAGATGTTTCAGGAACAATACGAGAAAGACACTCAAATATAAGATTAAGAGGGGTAGATTACACACCACAAGAATTAAGATATATAAGTGAAACCTTAAAAGACATTTCATTTTTTCCCCTTGCTAATTCAAATATAACCGGAGAAGACAACAAACCGAGTTTTATCCAAGCAGAATCTACTATTGAACAAATTGAAATTACTATTGACAGACTGATTAATACAGTTGAACAAGTAGCAAGTTTACCAACAATATTTTTTAACAAAGATGCCTCTACTGGTAACCTATCAGGGGTCGCACTTTTAAGATTAATTCAAAACACACTACACAGAAAACACTCAAAAGAAATCAAGCTAACCTCCTTTTTATCTGAAATTATTTTTAACCTTTTAATTTTAAGTGGCGGAGAAGGGGAAAAACCTTCTATTACTTATTACGACGGAATTATTAACAACAAGCTTGAGCAGGTGGAGGAGGTTGAAGGGTTATTAAGTAATGGTTTGATAACTAAATTAAAAGCGATTAAATTGGTTAATAACTGCAGCGAAAAAGAGGCAGAAAATATTTTACAAAATATAAATGCGGAAAAAGGAGAGATACCTTACATTGAAAATATGCCAAGTTTATCTGAAAACCTAACTATAGAAGCCGATGTCAGCAATCAGTCCAGAGACTAATTTTTTAGATTTAACTATTCAAGACCTTATAAGTGAAATTTTAAGTAAAAGTTCTGATGTAAATTTTGCAAACCAAAAAGAAAAAAATAATTTTATTGAGGATTTGGCGGAATTATTAGCAGAATATAAACCAGAGTTTAAAGAAAAGCTTTTGGAACAATCTAGATTAGAATTTAACGAAGTTAGTGATTTATTACAACCTTTGACTGATTTTGCTGTTATTAGTAATTTCAGAATTCCAAGTAAAAAAGATTTGGAATTTATAAGTGGGCTACAAACCATACTTAATCAAGCAAGTAGTGGAATTGATACGATGTTTGATGCAAGTTTAGATTCAATGATTAGGCAACTTAATCAATACGAAAAAGCCCTACAAGACAGGGTTTTAAAAGAAATTGGGAAGGGGGGAACCTTGGGCAGGTCAATTGATGATATTTCAAAAAATATAGTTAAAGAATTTCAAAAAGACGGTATAAAATCTTTTATTGCGAATGATAGAGAATACAGCTTGGAAGCCTCCGCCACTAGACTTGCTAGAACTACTTTAATTAATGGAAGACAAAGGGCTGTAATCTTTGAAGCTATAAGAAATGGACACGATTTAATTAAAGTTAGTAGTCACGGCGATGAAAGTCCAATGTGCAGTCCTTATTCTGGTAAGATTTATTCTATTACAGGGTCAACTGAAGGTTATCCACTTTTAGAAAGTATTTTTTGGAATGGGGGGTATAAGAAAGGTGATGGGGTCGGACATCCCTACTGCCGTCATAGCTTTATGGTTTACATCAAAAGCGATATTAAGTTTAAGATTAGAGGCGAGGAAAGGGTTTTGAATAGTGATGAAAAACAAACAATCCAAAAAGAGTTTGAAAAGAATAGAAAAAGCCAGTTAAACAAAGACTTAGAAAATTTAGAAAAAGATAAAACTTACAAAGAATCTAGTAGCTCACAGAAAAATATTGCTAAAAATATTATCAAAAATAAAACTGATATTTTAGAAATTGAATAAAAACTTGACAAAAAATATAAAATAAAATTCTAAAAAAACATCCGATTAAAATTTCTAGTTTATTTTAATTGTGTATCATAAAACTAAGTAATTTATATGTCTAACCCTAATAATTCAGAAAATAATCAAAATCAAGAAGAAGATAACAAGCAAACAGCTTCTACCGAAAGCCAAGATAATTCTCAAAAAAATTCAACCAATCAAAAGGATGAAAATAAAGGAGAGTCAGAAGGTTTTAAAAATCTAAGAAATGCACACAAAGAGCAATCTAAAAAACTTAAAGAATACGAAGCTAAACTTTTAGAATTAGAAAATAAAAACAAACCTGATGCAACTTTAGAAGATGAAGTAAAAAAGCTAAAATCCGAACTTGAACAAACTAAAACTGGATTAAAAAAGACAGAAATCAAAAACCAAGCTCTAGAATTAGGTTTAAACCCTTCAAAAAAAGCTATCTTTGAAAAACATTTTTTAGAAAATTTAACTAAACAAGACAATGTTTCTCAAGCTTTAGCAGAATTTAAAGAGGAAATGCCAGAATTTTTTCAAGAGCCAAAGGTAAATTTGACTAATTCTCCAAGCGGAGGGTCAAAAGGGACTAACATAACAAAAGAAAAAGCTATTGAAATTCTTAATTCAGGGAGTTCATCCGAATACTTAAAATATGAAAAAGAAATTCAAAAAGCTTTATTAAAATAAACACATTTTTTTATATATATGCCTATTACAACCAATGCATCAATCGCACAAGCTAAAACAACACTTTTAGCGAACAGATTATTAAAACCTTTAGTTTTTTCTAATCTACTTAAACAATTTATCAAATCTGATACAGAATTTGCAACTAATACAGGTGCTTACCAAAGAGGGGCTACCTTGTCAATTCCAGTTGTTCCAACTATAACAACTAATATCGTAACATCTACAGGCGGAGCAGTAACTTACCCAAAACAAACTTTAACAAATGTTGCTTTAACCTTAGATTCTATAGCATCCACTCCTTTTTCTTTAAATGATGCCGATGTTACTTTAGCCAATGTTAATCCTAGTAATGATATACTAGCTAATGCAGGGGCTCAACACGGTAATTCTATAGAAACTGTTATGATGTTAAATACATTTAACGATTCTACAATTAATGGAAATGTAGTTGGTGCAGCTGCTACCGATGCAAATTACAAACTTTTAAGAACTCTTTGGAAAGCATTTTTTGATGCTAAAGTTCCAAAAACCCAAACTAAAATCGTTGTTTTACCTTCAGACCAATACACGGAGCTTTTAGCTGATCAGACAGTTTCAAGGTTAGTAAATCCTGATGCAAGTTCAACTTTAGCAGACGGAGCGATGTTAAACACATTAAATATGTTGATTTTACCGGCGAATGCAACAAGTATTGGCACAGCTTATACTAACTTAGCGGCTCTTTCAGCAGTTTCAACTCCTGTTGGTTTTGCTTTTACAACAGATTCTATAGTAGGAGCGATTAGAGAACTTCCAACTGATGGTAATAACTTAGGGGTTAATCAAGTTATTGTTAGAAATGACGAGGTAAATATTGCAACTAGATTGACTATTAGTTACAACCCTAATGTTATCGGTGGCGATAAGAACTACCATATGGAAACTTTATTTGGAACAAAAATTTACAGACCAACTACAGTATTCCCAATTATCGGAGGTGTAGCATAATTTTAACTTTTTTAAATTTAATTTATAATTGTATGAAAATCAAAATGGTAAATCAATTCGGAAACAAATTTGAATGCGAAAAAGAAGAGGTTAAAAGATACCTTCAAGCTTTTGCAACATTTGAGGATGAAAACGAAAAAGCTAAATACGAAAAAGAAGAGGTTAAAGACAAGGTAGAACAAAGTAAAAACCCTAAAAAACAATAACCTATGTCAAAAGAACCTAAACTAATAATGCTAAGAACTCTAGGTGGCGGTTATTGCAATATTCCAGAAGAAAAGCTACAAGAATTTTTAGACAGGGGTTATAAACAAGTTGACCCTGAACCTAAAAAAAAAGACCAGACTACGACTTCAACCGAGACGGCGAAGTTAACCAAGAAGACCTTAGCTTAGCTGGTAAATTACTTTCTAAATACTCTAAAAAATAATTATTATGATAACTAAAACTTTAAGACAATATTTTTCCAAAACTGCCCAAGAACTGGACGATAACAGGGATTTATTTAATTTAGTGGAAAGTTTGATTGATAATTATTGTGGGGTAAAACTTAACGATACAATTTACGGCAAAGCATATTCTCCAAAAATACAATCAGAAAAGACTTTTACAGATTTTACAATATCTGGTAACGAACTTACTTTGACTGATGAAACTTTTGACAAGAACACTTTCCAGTTTTGTGTTGTTGAGGCTTTAGAAGGTGATTTTACTGGACTAATTCCAGTTATTAGCAGTGATGATAATGTTTTGACTTTAGCTATTGATAGCCAGCCTGATTTCACAGCCTGTGAGATTTACCAACTTGGAACATTTCCAAGATATGCCGATTTTAATAATGGCTATAAAAAAATCCCAGAGGATATAAGACAGGCTTGTTTTTTATTATCACAATATTTATTAAATAACCAATCTGTTTTGGATAGCATAACTTTCCAATCTGAAAATCAATCAACCAGCTCTTATTCTTATAGTTTAGCAAGCGGTGGAAATGCGAACCTAACAATGCCAGTTTATATTTCCAACCTTTTAAATAAATTCAAATTTTAATGTCTTTACTTAAAAAATACCAAGTTCAATTTGGAGAGGGGTCAAAAGAATATGGTGAGGAACCAACTTTTAGCCCAACTTTAATTTTTAATTGTAGGTTTTTTGAAAAGAAAGCAATAAGCACGGATTTAGACGACGAATTTCTAAACTTTGATTCAACTATCGTTGTTGATAATTATCGCCCTAAAAACGGTGATTATTGTAAGATTTTAGGATTTGATAATTTTTACAAGGTTGTAGATGTAGCACCACTCCAAACTTTAAACAATTCTAACCAAAAGTATTCAATTAGACTTAAACTAGAAAGCTAATGTCTGTTTTTATCAATATCAAACAACTAAAAAAGGACTTAAAAAATGTCCAAGGCAACCTTGATATGTTAAAAGGAAATATTGGCAAGTCTAGTAGAAAAGCTTTGATTGATACTGGTTCTAAGATTATTGAAGTTGTAAAACCAGGGGTTCCAGTTCTTACAGGGGTTTTAAGCTCAAGTGGGAGAGCGAAACCTAGAAATGATTATAACTTAGAAGCTGGATTCCATACCGATTATGCTTATAGTCAAAATGCATATGGTAGGAATAAAGGCTACTTTAGCGATACTGTAAGAGAAAACGATAACGAGTTTAAAGAATTTTTTGGTGAAAGGTTTGTAAATTATTTTTTATGATTGATATCTTAAAACAATTAGAAACTTATTTAAAAGAAGTTTTAGATTTTCAAAATGTAAAAGTTTTGGAGTTTGAAGCTTCTATTGATAAGCAGGATGTCGGTCAGGTGGTTATTAGAGACCTTACAGATGACAGAACTCCTGATAATAATAAAAAGTTTATGGTGGTAGGTTTTGCCACCAAGGAAAGGCTAGGTGCTAAAGAATTATGTCAAACCATAGAATTTGCACTGGATAACCTAAAAGGTGGTAAATTGATAGACGAGGATGATTTTACACCATTCAATTCAATTACAATTAGACAACCAACAACTTACTTGCCAAGTCAACAAGCCAAACAAGAAAATACAAAAGTTTATCAAACACAATTTAATTTTGTCTATTTAGAAAATAGATACAGATAAAAATTTTAATTTTATATATATGTCACAATCACAACAATCAGCTATATTCAACACTACCTTTGAGGGCTGGGAAGTCCTTATCGGAGATGTCAACACAACATTAACAATGCCAACACCCCTCCTTGCAAATTCTCTTTTTGGGATACTGCCAGCAGGGGAATCAGTTCAGCCAAATATTGATAACAGACCAATCGGTTTATCAAAAGGAATATTCGGAGACGATAACCCTATTGAATATGTATCAGCCGGTCAAAAAGCAACCTTTACATTTTCAGTTCACGAAATGGGAAAGGGTGCAATGAAAAGAATTTTATCAAATAATGCAGGCTCAGGAACATTGGTGACTACGACTCCAGACATCGGAACTATTTCAGGGCAACCAGAAGCAGGGAGGTGGTTACAGCCTTTTAGGTTTGTATTCATTCCACATTATTTGGCTAAAAATGGTACTTATATAAATGGCACCACAAACAACGAATACATGATTGAAATTCCACGAGGTCAAATTCTTACACCTTGGAACCCAGAATTTGCAACAGGAGAATTTCCAATGGTAGAGCTTGAAGTTCATGCTATGCCAGACCCACTTAGAGTCCACAAACCTTTTAATCTTGGACCAATTAATTTAGTTGTTACACCTTAGTTTTTTTTTAAACCTTAATCTATTTTTTTATGTATAAATTTAAAATTCCAGACAATATCAAAATTAAAGACACTATTTTTCAGGTTGAATACAATATCGCCTCGGTAAAAGAGTTATCTAATAAAATTAATATATTATTAGGACCAGATTATAACCGGGTCAAATGGCTTGATGATATTAGATTATTAATTTTTGAAAAAACGAATTTTAAAGATTATAATTTAAATTTAGAAGACACCAAAGAATTGCCAATTAATTTTATAATTGATGCTTTTCCTCTAATTTTAGGAAATGCCTTAGAAATTGATATGAATGAGAAAGTTGATGGATACATACAAGAATTTGATTTTGAGTTTGAATTAATTGACGGTCAAACTGTTAAAATAGAAAAAGCTAGCCAAATTGGAGCTTCTAAATATGTTAATGCTTACCCAGAACTAGAAATAAAAGGTCAAAAAACCCCTACAAACAAAGATAGTTTAGCTTACTGTAAAGCTTTGGCGAACTTTGTTAAAAATGAAACAAGTCTTGTTAGTGATGAAACAATAATGATGAAAGATTTATTTGAAAAAGCACCGTATATTGTTCTAAAAAACATCATGACAAGATTAGTCGGCGATCAAAAAAAAACCTAGGTGATTATGAAATAGAGGCAAGATATTTAGAATTTGTTTGGGAAATGAAAAAAAGGGGGTATTCTATGCAAGAAATTGACGGTTTATCCCTTTTAGAATGTCAAATTTACCAAAATTTTATTGAATTAGAAAGGAAAAGAGACTTAGACTTGGTAAGTTATCATTTATATAATAATACAGCTCCACAGTTGCCAAAAAGCAGTGATAGAAAAAATTATATTAAAGCAGCTCAAGAATCAAAGCAAAATTACTTAAAACCGCTTTCTATTCTAGCAACCGAAACGAACACTAAATATCAAAAAGGTCAAGAATTTAAAGAAAGATTAATAAAAGAAAAAAATTATAAATTCTTAGAATAAAAATCTATGGCTAAACGATCCGCAGGAGCAATCACAATTAATATAGAAGCCGAAACAAAAGGGCTTGAAAAAGGACTGGACGGAGCAAAAGGCTCTGTTAAAAGTTTTGGCGACGAATCAGCCAAATCAGCCAAATCCACCGACACCTTCAATAAAGGACTTGGCAGTGTTAAAGGCTTTTTAGACGGTGCTTTTAAAGTTGCCGTGGCAGGTGCGGTCACTGGTGTAGTAGGCTTGACTGGTATAATGGCAGGGGCAGGTATAGCAAGTTTTAATCTTTCTAAAGATTTTCAAGCAAGCCAAGGAGTTTTACAATCAGAACTTGGAATTACAGCAGATGAATCAGAAAAATTAAATGGTATAGTTGAAAAAGTTTGGGGTAATAACTTTGGTGAAAATGTAGCAGATGTAACCTCGGCGATTGTAGAAACTAGGAAGCAAATAAGAGGTCTTGCTGATGACGAGTTGCAAATGGTAACTGAAGGGGCTATAGCTTTGAGAGATGCCTTTGGTGAGGATATTGGCAAGTCAACAATGGCGGTAAATGTCCTAATGAAAAAGTTTGGAATGACATCGGAGGAGTCCCTAGACATGCTAGCAAGCGGTTTTCAAAATGGTTTAAATAATTCGGGAGATTTTTTGGATACTGTAAATGAGTATGGTGGGATATTCTCTGAAGGTGGTGCAAGTGCTGATGAGTTTTTTAATATTTTAGCTTCTGGTCAGCAAAGCGGAGTTCTTGGAACGGATAAAATAGCGGACTCTTTTAAAGAATTAAATGCAATAATTCTTGATGGATCGCCAGCTCGAAAAGAGGCTTTAGATGCTATTGGTCTAAACGGAGACACCTTTTTAGCAGATTTAGCAAGCGGTAAAAAAACCACCATGCAGGCTTTTGACGAAATTCAAGCAGGGCTGATGGGGACGGAAGACGAAGCGGTTAGAAATCAAGCTGCAGTTAGCTTGCTTGGAACTATGGTTGAAGATATGGGGTTTGATTCTATTGCGGCCATAAGCTCAGTAGACGATAAATGGAGCGAAAATGAAGGAGCTATTGAGTCAGTAAGCAAAAGATACGAGACCTTTGACACTTTTGTGGGGGGAATGTGGAGAAAAGTGTTGCTACAAATCAAACCATTTTCTGATGAGCTTTTAGTTATGGCTAATAACCATATACCACAACTAGAAACAGCCATTGGGAACATTGGCACTGGCATCCAAAGTGTAGTTGACACTGGTCAAGCACTTATAACTTTTTATCAAGAAAATAAAACTTGGATTGATATTATAGCGATTGTAGTTGGCAGTCTTGTTACATCTTATTATTTAGTGACTGGGGCAGTTTGGCTCTGGACAACAGCGATGACAGCTTTGACTGTAGCTCAAATGCTCTTTAACGGAACTTTAGCAGTATCACCAATAGGCTGGGCAATTATAATAATAGGGGCATTAATTGCAGTAGGTGTCTTACTTTGGAAAAATTGGGACTGGATAAGTCAAAAAGCTGGGGAGGTTTTCAACTGGATAGCCACTACAATAAGTAATAATTGGGATTGGGTAAAAACTAAAACAGGCGAGGCTTGGGACTGGGTAAAAGCTAAAACAGGGGGTCTTTGGGATTGGGTGGTAAATAAAATATCTGGTAACTTTGCTTGGATTATCGGGATTGTTAGCAATAATTGGAATCTTATCAAAACAACTTTCACCAACGGTCAAAATGCAGTTAAAAACGGCTTTGGGCAGGCTTGGAGGTGGATGGCTAATAAGGTTGAAGAAGGTAAAAATCAGATTAAAAGCAAAATTGACAATATGCTTGGTAAATTTACCTCAATACCTGGTAAAATTCAAGGGGTATTTCAAAAGGCGGCGAACTTTGCAAGCCCTTTGGTAAACATGCTTAAAAAAGTTGGAGATCTTGCGAGCGGTATTGGGGGTAAGGTTTCTGGGGCGGTTGGAAAAGCTAAAAGTTTTATTCCAGGATTTGCAGACGGTGGATTTGTAGGAAACACAGGAGCTAATATTTCAAGGAGTAATGGTGATAACAGACTAATAACTGCTAGAGATGATGAGTTTGTCGCAAATCAAGCTCAAAGAGATAACCTTTTTGAAGCTATAGCAAATGGAAATGTCAAGGGTCAAAGCGGAGGGGGGCAGGCTCAAAATATCAAGATTGAAATAAAAGCTTGGGATTCTCAATCATTAATGGACTTCATCAAAAAGAATGCTTTTACATTTTTAAGGGCTTTAAAACTAACTTAATTTTATGAAACTAGAAATCGGATTAACCACAGGAGTATATAATTTATTAACTTTACACAATAAGGTTCAAGTTATACCACTTGAAGACATTAGAACTATTGAAGAAGATTCGGCACTTGACGGCACCCCGTATTTTAATATTTTGGGGACAAAAAAAGTTAGATTTGACTTAGAATTTGAAGAAATTGAAACAGAATTGGCAACCAGTGCTTTTAAGATTTTAGAGCAGTATTCTATTCCAGACTACTTATTACCTGTTTTTATTAAATTTAGTTCGGCAAGGCTGGAAACAACCGCTAGAAATTACACCCAGTATGCTGAATACGAAGGTTTAGCACTTTTAAGATTGGTAGAAAAGTCAATCTCAAAAACTCCAACTTTAAGAGATTTTAATTTAAGAATTTATGCCCTCCAAAACTGATTTTAACCAACAAGCTAAAATGGCTTACCAAACCGTTCAGACCTCCAAAGAAGAAGGGGGGTTTAGTGTTTTTACCAAAAACTTTTTTAGAAGGTCAATTACAATTAATAACACTGGGAAAACTGCAAAAACTAATTACTATGTAGCAGTTATTTTTGATACTTTCCAAACTTATGTAAATTTTAAAATCAATTTAGGTTTTAATTGTTTGAGGGTTTATGATAGCGACGGAGTGACTAGATTAGAGCATTATGTGCAAACCGCTGGGTCGGATCAGACCGTGGTTTTTGTAAGAATACCAAGTTTACCAGCAAGTTCAAAAACGATATTTTTTGAGTATGGTAATACAGGTCTTCCAAGTTTAAATAATGAAATAAACAAGCCTGCGAGGTCAAGTAATTTTTGGAATTTTAATAAAAATAGCTTTAAAGACTGGTTTATTGCACATAATGCCAGAAGGAGGATGTTTACTAAGTTTAACTCTGCTTATAATGATTTTGTTTCCAATAATGTTCAGAACTGGTCAAATTTAAAAAATACAGCGAATTGGGGGCTATTTCTTGACAGCGATTATTCAACAAGGTCGGTGCCTTTGCTTAATGGACACACTGGGTTTGGTTCGGATGTTAAAATAAATGGATTGGATACTGTTTTTTTTAATGGAAATTCAAGGCTAGAATTACAATCGTCAGTTGGAAGTTTTAAACCTGTAAATAATGCTAATAATTCATATTTTGCTATAGCTTTGAGGACGGGAACACTTACGGCTACTATCAGAGCCATAATTGGCAGTCAAACAAACGGCATTGCTATTACTTTAAGTGGAACACAGCAATTGAGAATAACACAAACGGGAGTAACTAACTATATTATATCTTCAACTACTCTCGCTAATAATACAAACTACATCTTAGAATGCTGGTTAAGACCGACAACTGGAAGTGGTTTTAGTGCGACGGTTAGAATTAATAATGTTAGTCAAACGGCGACAGGAACTCATGCTAGTTTTCCAAATTCTTTGCCTCATTTTTCATCTTTAGGAGGTAACCCTACAAGTGGTTTTGCTCAAGTTTATATTTCAGAAATTCTTTATTTTAACGGTGCAAATACTACATCCACTGATGACACTAACCTTAGGAATGATGTATATAATTACCTAAATACTAAGTATAGAATAGTAGGCTCCGCAGATATGCCAGTAATTACGGTTGGAGCGGAAACAACAATCACAAATAATATTACAGACAATTATGTTAGTTATAATTCTTTATCAGAATTTTCAAGTCAAAGTGAGCTTGAACATGGCTTTTTTGGTTGTGAATCAAATAAAACCGAGGTAAATATCAAAAAGATTTTAGAAAAACCATTTTTATCTGCAAGGTTAAATTTTTCTAATTCTACTTTAAATTTACAAAATAAAATCACTGAAAAAGCGAGCAGACAGTATACAGCAACTACAGTTAGTGGTTTTGCAATCAGTAGCGATTTTGCTTTAAGTGTTGGGGCTGAAAACTATGCTAATTTAACTAAATTTTGGCATAAAGATGTAGTAGAAAATACTTTTTATTTGAGCGATGATTTTGATTATATTAGTTTTGAACTTAACACTCCAACTGATAATATTAACTTGTCTACTTGTGAATTATTGTTTAGTGATACTGCTCCAAGTCCCACAAAAAACCTAACTATTAATTTTGGAAATCAAAAAATAACTCAAGGTTTAAATACTTTAGTTTTTTCTAAAAAAGATTTTCTTAACACAGGAAATCTAAACTGGCAAGATGTTAGGTTTGCTTATCTTAGAATAAGATTAAATAGTGGTAGCCAGACAGTTTATTTTGGAAACTTTAAATTAGTTAAAAATTACGAAGAGCTTGCTAAAGCTGGGGACAAAATCTTACTCGGTCAAGCTGTAAGTTTGGACCAGAATACTACTTTTTTCAAAGACCAAATTAATCTAAATTTTGCAAATCAAATTTTTAACAACGAAAAACAAGTAAGTATCCAAACCGAAAATGTTTTAAACAAATTCTTAGAAAGTAGCTTTGATGAATTACCTGGCTGGTTGGATGACGGTCGGCAGTTTTTTGCAGGAAAAGAAAGTGAACCTTTTGAGCCTAATACAATTTTTAATAACAAGATTGTAAAAAGAATAATGACTTTAGCTTTTCCTTACCAGCTTTTAGATTTTCAAAACTTGCCAGAAGCTAGGATGAATCAGGATGAGATTACTTTTGTTGCAAGGGGTGAATTTAAAGTTAGAGATTATTTAGAGCCATTGCTAAATATTTATGGCAGTAGTATTTATTTTGATGAAACTAATCAAAAAATTAAATTAACAACTGGTTTTCAAAAGTTTGAAGTTGGAAGCCCATCCCTTGAAAGTGAGGTATATATTCAAGAAAGTGAGATTTTAGATTTTCCTGAAAATACTTCAAAAGACCAGCAAATTTACAATTCAATTGCCGTTCCAAGTTATTATATTGAGCCGACTATTACTGATAATGTCTATTATGGTAATTATTTACCTTTGACTAGCTTACCATCTCCAGTTCAGATACCAGCAGGCACGACCCAAGAAGTTTTTATAAATTTAGAAGATTTTGACAGTTTAAGGGGGGATTTTGCTGTTTATTTAGACAATTTGAGGTTGAGCGATGCACAGCTTTCCACGACAGAAAATGGCACTTTACAGCCTGGGTTTGCTTTAAGTGTTGAATATAGAAATTTAAAATTTTTACCTCCTTATACGGTAGTTTTCACAGTTCAGAATAATTCTGCAAATACAAGGTGGCTCCGTCAAGTGGCTTTTAACGGTGCTTTTGTTGTTTATTATACTGCTTTTCCAAATACTGCTACAAATACAAGTTTAACTTACGAATATGAAAATTTAGAATCAATTAAAAAGTTTGGTAAAAGTGAGTTTCCAGTTGGCAATTTAAGGGTTGCAGCTTCAACATCTGCCGACCAGCCAGCAACTTTAAGAAATTTTTGGCAAAATACTATTGATAATTTTTCTGGATTGAATAAATTTGCTGAAATTGAATTAACTATTAATAATAACCCACTAATAACCTTGAACACAAGGGTTAAACTTAAAAACAAGCAAGGGGTGCTTGTAAGTGGTGTTGTTAGCAAAGTTGCAGTAAATCAAGCTAATAAGAAAACAATAACAATTTATCTAACTTCTTGACAAAAATAATTAAATAACAGTCTAATCAATTATTATGATCCAATCTAACTACAATAATAACCAAACCCCTACACTTCTCCCACAAACCCTAGTCTGGGGGTCGTTCAAGGCTAATGATAGCCAAATGCCGACTTTAATTTTTAGTAATACTTTAAAATTGAATTTTACCGGTTTGACTGAAAATACTGCCTATAATTGGACGATTAAAGTGCAAAAAGGCTTGCCAAATGCTTCCGCCCTTGACGGTAATAATTTTACAACTGGTGCTGGAGAAACCACAAAAAGCCTTAATATTTACTTGACAGCTGGAGTGTATAATGTAGGTAATACTT